TGTTGCACTTGTTAAGTCTAGTTTATCAGTACCCAACGCGTTAATTTCAGTATGTAATTCGTTAATAGCACCAACGTTATTCGTTGATGTAGTATCTAGTGTTTGGTCTCTTACACCTGCAGTTTCTCCAACACCAGTACGAAGTAACAATGAGTTCACCGCATCTGATAACGTAGTGTCTGCAATCGATAAAACACTATCGTCTGCGATGAAACCTGCACCAATTCTACTTTGTATTGTTTCTTGGTCAGTGTGTAGTTCGCTAATTGCACCTGTGACGGTTACTGCAGCAGTATCTAATGCATTTTCATCGGCAATGTAACCAAGACCTAGTCGATTTTCAAGAACTTGTATCTCTTCTTGTGCTGTGTTTAATTCAACCTCTTCTGCGTTAATAGCAGATACCAAATCAGTCTTATCAGTAATATCAACATTTAGTAATGTTATATCACCAATGTCTATCATTAATTCGTTTAATGCAACAACCGCATCGTAATTTGCTAGTTGAATATCATCAGCTACACCAGCTGCTGTAACTAATCGAACAGCACGAGCCTGTCCTGATAACTCTTCAGTTGATAACAGACTTATGCCATTGATACTAGTAGCGCCGGCTAACTGAAGCTGATTAGTAGTTGTAAAGTTAGTAGAAGAACCAAATACAACTATAATTGAATCGTCAACATATACAAGTTTACCACCAGCCCAAGTTGAACCAGACTGGGTAATATCTTCACCAATATGTGTACTCCAATCTTGAGGAGCATTATGATTAATGACAAACGTCTGATGAGGAACATAATAGTTACCAGCATCGACACCTTGAACCAAGTCGACTGAATTAGAAGATACTAAAACATTGCCCTTATCATAGCTACCAACAGTAACCGAATTGTCGCCAACCGAATCATAGACCGTTTCAGAGTTTAGATTGAAGTTTGTTGTTGTGGCAAAGGCATGGTTACCTGCACTACGAGTAGTTCCAACTTCAGTAACAGCATCGGTAAATGTAGATACTAATTCTGAATTAGCGCCAACATCTAACGATATATCATTTAGCTTTTGTCGTAGTTCTTCAACAGAATTAGATGTTACAACTTGTGTAGTCTTATTTGTCATTATTGACCTCAATCAACTTATGTATTAGATTCTTTAGTTCTTGTACTTCATTCTTTAAGTTATTTATCTCATCCCGCCCAACACTTCTGGCAGACTTCTGAGCTAACCTTTGAGAATAAGCATCGTTATTAGTATTTATAATAGCAGTCGAGGACAGATCCCTTTTTAAATTAGGATTGTCCTCAACGATAGCCTTACCTGTCTTTTTCATTTTTACCTATTAAATAGTTGCGATAGCTCTAAAGTCTCTTACTGTAGGTACTGAAGATGAGTTCTGAGATTTTAATACAATTTTAACAGCGAACGATTTAAAACCACTTCCATTATCAACGCTGAAATGCGAATCACTATATACATCACCATCATTAGTTTGTAGTGGAGTAACTGGTGTAATTTCAGTCCAAGCTACGTCGTCAAACGCTACTTGATCTTCAGATACTGCCTTATAGAAAACCTTAATATCTGCTTCTGATGGCTTATTCAGTGACATATAAATGTCTAACTGATCAGCTTCACTACTAAGATCGACTTGCTTTGTTATATACTTAGCAGCTGAAGTAGTACCTGTTGTTTCAGTATCAGCAACTAATGTACCATTCACTGAATATTTATTATCAGTATTATCATTGATTCTATTCTGAACAGCAATAACAGAAGCTCTGTTTAAATCAAGTACGGGTGTTATATTATCAATGCCACTATTTGTTAATGTTGCTGTTACTGAGAATGACTTACCACCTGATAAACGTAGATTTTCGTTTGGCTGTGATGCTACCATATACGGACGATCAAAATAAGTATTAGTATTAGCAGCAATCTGATTAAATGTATCTACACTATAGTTAGCTTGACTGTTAGAATCAACAGATGCAGCTTGAGTTGCCTGAAGTGAATATGTAATAGTTGCTTCTTTAAATTCAATTGACTGTACAGATGGTTTGAATACATCCATTGTTTGATTTTCAGTAGCTTTAACTACGTTACCACCAAACTGAGAATCTTCAGTAGTTACATTTTGACCAGCTATTTCGATAACATAGGAATCTAATTCAGATGTTTTTACATCATGCGTTCCATTTAAACTAGCAGCAGGAATACCATTAACAGTTCCACTAACACCGCTTATTGTTACTTGGTGAGTTGCATCTGTTGTTGAATACATACCATGATTTCTATGTTGTACTTTAACTTTAACGTTTGAAGAATCATTAGTTCCAGATAATGGATTATTTGTCAACTTCTTAAGAGGCAACACATCATTAACTAAAGTTACAGTCTGAGGTGATGTATCGAACACTGCACGCTTAAGGTTAAACTTAAGATCTTTATTTTGCTCTGGAGACCAAGTTGAAGCGTTAGCCGAAGTAAAGAATACACCATTATACGGTTGTTTGATTACTCTAAAATCAGCATTAGTTAGATCATATCCACCTGTTTCAGATACGAATACTTTATATATGTCAGAGTTAGACACTATAACGATAGCATATTCTGATCCAGTTTGAAGATGAACTGGATAATCGAATGATATTGTCTTAGCTACTGAGGCATCAGCCGAAGTTGTAATTGTATTTGGGTAAATGACTACTTCAGTACCAGGAATAATCTTCTGAGTTGGTATTCCATTTTCAGCAGTACGAATAGATACAGAAACTGGTATAGATGTATCAATTGTAGCAAAGAATAAATCTAATTCGGTAACGTATACTCCACCTGGCTTGTCGATAACAAACGTTTGAGCAAGTGGATCGTAGTATTTAACAATTTCTGTTTTTACTTCGTATACAGACTCAGTAACTGCTTTACTATCTGATACTTCACGAGTAGCTATACGTGGAATCTTTGTATTTACTATTGTTTTCTCTACTGTTTCAAGTAATCCCTGAGCAAAGAATGATTCAGATGCTTTCGTGGTTGCGTCATCATCACTATTATTTGCATTATCTATGAGTTTAAATTCACGTGTACCTGTCTTAAACTGTAGTAGATCATTACGTGGAATAATAAACGAACCTTTAACACTACCAGTTGAATCAGTTATAATAGAAGTTGTTCCATCTGGATGAGCTGTTTCGCCTTCATACGTTTCAACCGCAGTTTGATCAGAGAATTCAACAAAAGCAGCTTCTGATCTAGCGTAAGCAGAAATATTTGTACCCGAGAAGTAAGGAAAAACTTGAGTATCAGGTTTAAGCAGTTGAGCATGAAAGTATACTTTACGAGATCGCATAAAGGGAATAAAGTTAATTTCTAATATTTTATCATCTAATACTTTAGTTTCAATATCAGAAGTAACGTATGATTCTATACCAGTACGATTCGCAGTACCAGTAAGGGTTCCAGCTGTGATTGTTGTTTTATCAACGCGAATTAAACCTGCACTGGATACCGGTATGCCTTGGTTCCTTGCTTGCTTTGCTTCATTTTTTGACACTTTGGTTTTGGAATTAGATGATGTACTTGTTAAATCGCTACCTGTCCAGTTATTTTCCCATTCATTCCAGACTGTACCAAAAACACCGCTTTCTTCACTCATCTGTACAAATTGGTCATATATGCCATTATCGTCGATAATAACATCTGGACGACGTTCGACTTCTTTCCATTCGTCTGATTCAGGGGAAAGCTTAATAGTACCTTCCCATACAGCAACAGAATATGGATTAACTAATTGAGCATATGTTGAATATGGTTGGTTAACTTCAGAAACATTAGCAGTGATTGGTAATGTTACTATACCTCCAGCATGTTTAGTACACGTACCAGTATCTCCAACTTTACGTACTAGGTTAACCGATCGCTCGTCAAACATTGGACGAAGAATACCATTACTTTTATCAACTGAAACAGCGTAATCTTCATTAGCAGAATTACCAACGTTATGACCATAGAATGCATCAGTGATAAAACCATTCTTAAAACGCATATCACCTGTAGCACTATCAAAGATTTGCGCTTCTGATGCTGACTTTTCTAATAAAGATAACGAAGTGTAATATTCAAGAGTGTTAATTCTTTTCTCTAGTTTACCGATATCGTTCATTGAGTATCTACGATTATCTACCATTTTAGGAAGAATATCTGTCTCATTAAATACGTATGGGTTAACTCTAATTGTATATAGTGTAATCGAATCTTGTATATTCTCTGGCTCTCTAGGATTAACATCTGAGATACCTTTAACAATTTTAAACTCACCGCTCGTGGTCAATGCAAGTTTATCAATTCGAGATAAGTAGAATGTAATATCTGTAGAAACTGTTCCAACTGGCTGAATTGCATTAGCCGAAGATGTACCAGTACCAGTAGAGAATTCACTACCTACAGTTGCTCCGCTTCGTGCCTTAGTAGGTCTAAAGTCGATGCAATCACGAAGTTCTAATCCACCAAACTGTGGAATATCTTCAAAGGCTGGATATGAATCAACTGAGAAATAATCACCACCTGCTGCCGAATGTTGAAATGCATTATATGTTACAGTGAAGGTACCAGCTGGTAATGTTTGACCACCTTTAAGAGTAACTGCACCGTTAGTGTAAAAGTTTGAACGTTGACCATTGTCTAATATGAACTTATCAGTAACATCAGTGCCTTGTGAATCTACAATCGACGTTAACGATACAATATCAACTTCGCTTAATGCGTAAGTCTGAGTACCACCAACGTAAGTAATAACATCAGCTACATCTGATTGCAACACCTTAGATTTTGCAGAACCATTAGTAACTTGAACATTAAATATGCCTTGGGCTAAACCACTACCATTTGATGTAATACCACTAACAGTGACTGTAGATGAACCAACGCCTGCTACATTCGAATCAGCCATTTCAACTGGTACCGTAGCTCCATTGTCATCAACAATAATGACATCATCATTATTAGCTAAAGTTGTTCCTGCTGGCATATTAAAGGTAGCTTGATTAGCTGTGATGTTACCAGTAGATTGAATTCGAACACGCGCAATGTAATCTGCAGTATGATTAGCACCTGTTTTTAGCGTTTGAATGGCATCAGCTGGTAGTTTATAAACTAATGTATTTTCGCCTGTTTCGTATAACGTAACATTACCACCAAGGAAGTTACCGTCGAAACCAGTAGAAGACTGCACAAATTCATGAACTTGAGAAAAGGTTTTTCCTGCATTCATAGATAAGTCAAAGATATACATGCGATACTCGCCGCCTGTGATTTCAAAACCACGAGCTCGACATGTACCTATAACAGCGTTACCTACGTCTTCTAAATTAATGACTGTATAGTTATCAATATCAGGAGTACCACTAACACCTGTAAGTTTAACATAGTTACCAAAGCCAGTAGAACTTACGACACCGTTTGTTGTTTTTTGGTCTTCACTACTACGAGTCTTATCGACTTCAACATAACGAGTAGCTAAATTTTCAACCCTAAAACCTTTTACGTATGCAACAGAAGGCTCAACTCCAATAGCAATCTTTAGAACATCTCCACCTTCCGCAGCGGTTAAATAACCACCATTTCCGGCTTCGTTGTTTAAATGCTCACGCATATCTAAAACATATGGTCTAACTACATAATCACCTGACTCTTCGAATGTACGTCTGGCTAAACGATCAGTAAGTTCAGTATCTATTTTTTCAGTTACTTGCGACTGAATGATACCAGAATTAATTCTGAGTAACACTACATAGTCATTAACAGTACGTGCAGTAAGATCTAAAGATTCCTTTATTAGCGAAGTTTCAATCTTATATCTATTTGCACCAGGAGCTGCAGAGTTAGGAACTCCGGCTGCGTTATCAAGTAGGTTGGTATCTTCTGCTGAAGATACTAGAGACTCAGTAACCTGAAGACCAACGATATAGCTTGGAGTATTTGAATACTTATCTAAGACTAAAGTAGATTGAGGAACATAAACGAAAGTACCAGATATGAAGTAGATACCTTCTTCAATAGAGGCTAAACTACCTTGCCCAATAGGATCAGCTATTGTAGATCCACCAGCGCCGCCAACTGTAGCAGTACGTGGAGTTTCAGCATCATCGCTTGTTAATACTTCGCCCGCAATAAATACCTTTTGAGTATTTGAAGTACCTGAGCTCGTGTATTGTACAAATAATGTATCAGCATCTGAATTTTCAGATTGGACTACATGTAATACTAAAGCACTAACTCCATTAGTTCCACCTGTAACAGTAGTACCAACAAATTCACTTAAATATGAATTAGCTGCCGCTTCAACCTTAATATAATCATATGATGTGTTAATTGAAACCTTACCGGCAACAACTCTAGAACCATCATTAAAGTTATATTGACCAAATCGGTCGATCTGAGATTGCAATGCAGTTTGCATTTGCGTAAGTTCTCTAACCTGAACTGATTTACCAGGACGAAACAAGATTCGATGATAGTTATCAGTTTCATCAAAGTCGTCATAGTATGGGCTAATATTGTAATTTTTTACTTTAGTTATACTCATTTTGTCTCTCTAAAATGGGTTATTGAATATCTATGTTATTATTTATAACAGCTCCTAGAATTCAATAATTAGCTTAATGTCTTCAATCTGTGATGCTGATCGACTGATCGGATCTCTGTTTTCTAAGAATATCATTTTTCCAGAATTATCATCAAAACTAGGAGCAATCGCATGTGATACACTAATCAATCCGACCGTTGCACCGCCAGTTGATGTTACTGTTTCAGATGCATCGAATTCTTCGTAACCAGTTTTATCATTTTGTGTATAGTATATAAGACCACCTGGAGTATCAACATAAGCGATGAACGCTTGAGCTCCACTTGTTCCACCTGTAAGTACCTCATCTTTTACAAAGGTACCTGAAGGAGCGTTACCAGAGTAACTAACAGCCTTTAAAGTTTGAACAGTATCAGCAGTAATCAATGAACTACTAAAGGTTGGATTCTTAATTAAACAAATCTGTCTAAAATCATTAGCAACAGTAATGTCGCCAGAAGCTCCATCTAGAACAGCACGTAGAGATACAAAGAAACCACCGAGTTCTTTAACTGGGTCAGTACCGTGACCAGCACCAGGTTCGATAATCGCAACGGCTTCAGCGCCGGTACCATCACCTGTAATAACTACATCAGTTTGAGTATAGTTAGCACCAATCGTATTAACAGTAATACTTGTTATTTGTCCACCTACGATATTAGCGGTGGCTGTTGCTCCAGTTCCATCTCCAGTAATACCAATCGTAGCTGAAGTATAACCAGAACCAACTTCAGTAACCTTAATATGCTGAACGCCTTGAGCTCCAGCCAAAGCGCCAGAAGCGTCTTGCGCTCCATGCTGTGCAGTATCAAACGCATCTAGACCTTGACTTGCTGCTGTGGTTGATATATCTAATGTCTTGACCGGCATATAAGAAGTAGTTAAAAAGTTAGTAACGTCGGTAGTACCTAACGTATACATATACTTCCAGTTATAGCCGTCTGAATCAGACGAAGGAGAAGCATCAGTATGTGTTGGTTGAATAGTACTAGTAGTCGCTGTTGATGATACACCAACTAACTTGTATATTTTAAATTCTGAAGTGATTACATAGAAAACTCTATCGTATATCAAGCTATCACTTGAATCCCAAGGAACATATGTTGAACCAGCCGTCCAGTTATGACGAGGAACTACATTAGAAACAGAACCACCTGCAACTTTAGTTATACCTACAAGCTGTTCATACGCTTCGTTAATCTCGTCAATTGTATCACGAGGTACTGGAGGAGCGCTATCAGTTACATCTGACGTTGAATCAGACCAGGCATCAGTTTTGCCTATTCCGATATACATGTTGTTTGCTGATATATCAGATTTGAAATTCTCAGCATTCAGAAATCTGAAGTTTGAAGTTACTATTGCTGCCATGGTGATTTCCTTTAATAAGAACTATTATATTGTGATAAATGTATTTGTGTTTATATTATTTATATCGTCCGACCCGAAGTTTTCAATTAATATATCACCAATTTGATGAATTGGAATATTCATATTGTATGGTCTATTGCGAATCGAGTCACCCTTTCTGTTGTGATAATCTATGTTGCTGCCATGTACAAATGTTTTGACGACAGAATCACCATATGCTAAAACTTCATCTCTGTATGACGTTAGACGTCTAATATTTGGTTCAGAGTAGTACTCAGTACCAGAGTTGTCAAAATATGCATATTCTACCGATGTTGGAACAAAGAATGGAGTAAACGTAATGTCTGTTTCGCCTGCTATGGATACAGTTGGCAATTCTTGATATCCTGCACCGCCTGACTCTAGCGTTATGCCTGTAACATGACCATTAGAATCGAGTACTGAAGTTGCTATTGCTCCATTTGAGCCAACCTGCGGTCCACCAATTGTTACTACAGGTGGAGTTGAATATGTCGCTCTAGGTCCGCCTGGTACTTTAACATCAATTTGTGCAATTGAAGTTGCGGCCATTATTGTTCTTATTGTAGCTTGCTGACCGCCTTGTAAGGGTGCGGATACACGATAATGGGGATTAGCTCTATACTTTGCTGTGTTCTTAGAAAACTCACCATAGCCTCCAACCTTTATAACTACAGTATCTCCGCTGCTTATTGTTGGAAGTGCACCAACTGCTAATTCAAGTATCACATCATTTGATATACCAGGATAAGCTACAAGAGATTCCTGTGGGTTTAGTGTGTCGATTTCGAATATGGTATCAGTGCTATTATGAATATAAGTAACATACGGCTTTATCGATTTAGTTAATTCATTCGTTGTTATTATAGTTTCAACACCATTAACAGAAATCGAAAGATAATCGAAACCAAGTTTAGGCACATCTGGAGCAACATACGTTTCATTATCATATTTGCTATTAGTATCTAGCAACGTATCAGCTATAATAATCTGAGCAACATCGCTATATGGGTAGTATATGAAACCAGAGAAGTAACCATTTACTATATTTGTTGCACCCCAAGAAGTATCAATTGGTTTTGTACTAACACTTGTTACTCCTTGAATTGCTGGATACGTGTCAGTTAAGAAATCTTCTGATCTTGAATCTATGCTGCCAACTGCAGTAAGACCAGCTCCACCATCGTCAATAGCTATATTGCCTATTGTCATAGTAACAGATAAGTCTACTGGATTAATTGCACCAACTGTATTTGATGGTGTGTTTTTTGCAGTTATAGCTCGGCCAAATGTAGGAGCAAGAAGCTCTATGATTAACGCAAGATCTTCAATACCAATTAATCCTGGCTGTGTTCCTGGCATAGATGACAATGTTAATCTATTAGTCCGCGGATACAGACCATTGTCATCTCTAATGTTGTCTCCTAATATGTTACGTACTAGTTGAGTTACTATTAAGATCTCTCCAAAGAATATAAATCCAGCTGGATGAACTAAGCGCGTAAATATATCTTCCCACTCTTCAATGTTTCGACCAGTCTTAATAACATACGAAAACTTCTGATAAAAATATGAATCATGTAGTTTAATATTATCTGACAAAAAGCCTTTAGTGTCTAAGTATAAATCCTGAGATTCATCATAATTACCAGAAGACGGAATTAAAGTAGACTCATATGGATATTCAACTTCTACTTCATCATTGTATAGTAACCTAAAGAATGTCTGAACTGAATCAGAAGAGCCACGAATTTTATAGTACTCAATAATCTTCTTATATAAGTTTCGTTTGTTTGCTGTTAGATTCTTAGGAATATGAGCTGCGATTTCTTTTTGCATCATATCTAAGAAATCTTCATCTGCTTTATCAATGTTCAAAGCATCATTGATAGTGTTGAGAACTGATGATGGACCTTCTTTGCGATAGTTTATAGTTTGAGTTGTAAGCGTTATTATTTTGCCAACTAGTGATGATGATATACCATATAAGGTTAGAGATTTACCTTTATTAAACCCATCTTCTAAAAGTTTAGGTATATTATTACCGTTAGACCAAACCATAAGAGTAGAAACTACAACAGAACCATTCTGATCAATTATAGTTTGTTCATCGACCTGACTTTCACTAAAGAATTTGTCATTGTTTAGTTCAGGATCAGAAATTCTAAAGTTAGCAGTGTTATCGTCTAATACTAAAGCAGTGTATGTCTCATCTTGCAAGAATGTGAATTCATCAAGATTCATAAACCTATAGTACGCATCTAGAAGAGTTTCAATACCTCGAGAAGTAGGACCATCATCACTTGCATCTTGCAGTATTTGTGATGGTATTAGCTCCTGTACTCGTATATCTTCCTTAGATCGACGTCGAGTGCTAGCACCCGTTTCGATATAACCTTTAGTAAATTTATCGTCTGACATATTATCTCATTCTCGAGTTTGTTGTATAGTCAATCGTACCAGATGCACCAACCAGAGCGATCTTATCCACTTGACCAGTTACGAAGATTCTAGAAGAATCAATTGACAACAAAGCTTCACGTTTTGGTGCAATATCTAATGAATCAGGAGTAACAGTAATACGTATATTATCAGCATTATCTGGTATAAAGTTATTGAGTGTTACAATACCTTCACTTAGATCAATAAGTCCTGCGTCATTAATAACAGTGACATTATTATTAGATTCTACTTTATATATTATAACTGTCCGCTTAGTTGCATCATTTGATACTGCTTTATCACCAAAGTAGTGTTCAACTCCATTAATTAGGAAAGGAGTACTTGACACGTGGAAAACATTACCACCTTGATCAAAAATAGAACCAGCAAACTTAAGATCAAAGTTATTTGTTCCAACATTTGGAGTTATATCTTTAAACATGAATGGACGAATAGTAGCACTAGTAATAGAGGTATCAGATTCTCCAATTTGAGTAATGAGCTCAGAATGTCTAAATACTCCATCAAACTTGTTTAAGTTATTAAAGTTGTATTCCTGAATTACGTCTTTTACTAGAGATGACATTTCAACCGGAGATCTATCAGTTAAGTTAGAATTGTATTTAAACAAGACATCTAACTCAATTTTAGTAAAATCAGCATCAACGAGAGTAGGAGTTATTGATACTACATTCTTTCCTTTTAAAATATCCTTTATTTGCGACTTCTCATCAATTGTTAATACATCACCATTGACAGGTTTAACACTAATGAAGACTGACCCAAAATCAGGAACATCATTGTCTTCTCCACCCCATGTAGAGATAGATTCAATATTAGAGAAAGATTTACCAATAATAGCACGATAGTCATCAGCTGTTACTGCTCTATTCTGCGTAATGAATGTTAATGGTGCATTGTATCTAACTGATTCCGTTGTTTCTTGAGCTACACCACCACCAGACGATTGTACTGTCGAAACAGCAGCAACGTCATATCCGTTAATAGTATCAGACAATGTAAATATAGATGCGCCATTAGCTTCTTCTGCATCTGTAATAACATAATCTAATGTTACTATATTATTATCAGATGGTCTCTTACCAATAACACCATCACCGAAATAAACTTCATAGAAACTACTAGCATTTTCTTGTAAGAAATAAACCTGACTCGTTGAATCAAGTGTATTTAACGTTTCAAATTGTGTGTATATGTCATAAGCCGATGATTCTTGGTTAAGCTGAACTCGTACTCGTAACGAAGTAGTGTCAGCCTCAGAATCACCTAACTGGAATTTTTGATTTTCGATATCATTGTCTACTCTAAATAACGCAGTACGATAAGAGCCTTGAGATATAGTAACGTTTGTAAAGTTATAAGTTTGTAATGTTTCATTGTATGCAATGCTTTGTGATTCTAAAACTACAAAGTTATATTCTTCGCCGTCAACAGTAGATATTAACTTAGTTCCTCGTTGTAACTCTAAAATAGGAACTGGGCTAGCTATCTCACTTCCATCAACAGTAATATCAACAACAGCACGCGAGGCAAGCCTAGATCTAGGTGTATAACCTAGCATGTTTGCTCGCGACACAACATTACCTCTAAGTTGTGCTGAATCTAGAAATGCCTCATTCAAAGCATAGTGAGCCGCCATAGCGTTATAGTGAGTATTATATGATAACACATCTAGAAGAATACTCATACCAGAGCCCTCTAAATCATAATCATTAAACTCACTTTGAGTTTTAAGATAGTTTTTTAAATTAGCCTTGATCTGTTCAAAATCTAATTCGGTTACGTTTAGGTTTGCCATTGTTATCTTAGCCTTTTAAGTATAATTTCAACTGTTTCTGTTTTTTCAATCTGTTTTATATTAAAACCTACTGTGACTCTGTATGCGTTTTTAGCATCTTCATTTTCAACTAAAACGGTCACATCTGATATTCTAGGTTCTCTTTCGTTTAGCACGTTCTTTATAGTATCACGTAAAGCTACTCGAGTAATAACATCGGCTGGCTCGAATAGTAAAGCTCTTAAATTAGCTCCAAGGTCAGGTTGGAACGGCCTTTCAAAGAAGTTTGTCAAAAGAAGATTTTTAACTGAATTTTTGATCGCGGCATCGTCTTTTAACGACATTATATCTTTACGAACTGGATGTAGTGTCAGTTTCAGATTGAGATCTGAGTACGGCTTACTTCGAGCTGTAGTAGATACAACGCCTGTTTTGTCTGATAGATTCTTTGTATAACTCATATTAGTATTTATAACCTTCCTGGGGGTGGTTAGTATGTACCACCATCTATTTCTGCTGCAAGCTCACTATCAGGACCTGTTCCTAATACTGTGAGATTGCCATCGCTTGTAATTCTGAATACTTCAACGCTCGATTGTTTAATAACGAATGATGTAGTATCAAGTTCAATTGAATATGTTCCAAGTTGTATCTTGCCGTCTTCGTCAGTCGAAGATTGAGCACTATTGACCTTAAGACCGGCAACTCCTAAACTGTAACTATTGTTAGGATCAATGTCAATTGTCTCGTCTGACGCGTTTGGTATAAATGTAGAAGTCATGTTTATCCTTTATTTAGGTGGGCTAGTAGTACCAGCGCCAATTCCAGGAGTATCAGTATGTGTATGACCTTTACCTGAGATACCGGCTGAGATATGATCACCTTGCGCCGTTGATGTACCACTTATGGTCAAATCGCCTGTTATGTTTACGTCACCGTTAACGTTAGTAGTCGGACAGGTAAGGTTTGTAGTACCATCTACGAATATATTTACTGTACCCGTTACGTGTATAGAATCATTACCTTGGGTTACTGTGTAGCGGTTAGACGCTGAAGATACCAGGTCACCATTGGGATGGATCTCAACAAATGTACCAGAAGTATGACGAACTCTAATTCGTTCAGCTCCTGGCGTATCATCTATCTCAATTAAATGGCCGCTTGTCGTTTCAGTAACTTTATTATGAGGATAGCTAGCAGCAAATGCGCTTTCAGGTTCGTTGATTGTAGTATCTACAGTTCTTGATACGGTATTCACACCGCGTGATAACGCGTTAGTATCAATATATCCTTCGTCGCCTTGTTGCTTAGTTGGATACTGTTCATCTGGATCTGAGAAACCAGATATGCTGCTTGGTGCTTTATCGTATGTAGATCCAATAGTACCCATTATAACAGGGTCTTGAGCTGAAGGTCCATCTCTAAAGAAACCAACAACCCATGTTCCTTGTACTAAACCATGAACTGTACTGCCGATACCAGAAACGTGAGCAGAGTTTGTTGGTCCCATTACAGTAGACCATGGTAAAGATTCAGTCGCAACTAAACCCTTATTAGAATCATGAAAACCAAAGCACCGAGCTCTAACTCGTCCTAACATCTCTGGATCATTAACGTCCTCAACGACACCAGTGAACCATACAAAGTTACCACCAACAAAATTATCAGATAGTCTATTCATCAAAGTCTGTCTCCAGTGAATCTTTTCTAATTGCCATATCCATTGTATATTCTTCACTAGTAAAAACGTGAGTAATCTCAGTCACTATATAATTACCTGAAAAGTACTGATTTCTTTTAAATGTTCCTTCTTCTATATCGCCTGCTTTATCTATAGCTATCGATATCTTTTTACCTGGACTCATATCAAAATCACCATGAACGACGATGTCATGAGACATATATCCAAGTCCCTTATAATGTGCTTGTTTCTTTAATATTGTTGGATTAGCTATATCATGATAGCTATCAGCTTTAAATGCCTTTGAGTTCGTTGATAAGTAATAGTCTTTCCCCTTTGTTATCTCATTATACGCCTGTCCGTTTATCTTAGCAGTACTTGTAAAGGGTTTATACTTATTTAGTTTGGTATTATTATCGCCATATGTGTATGTCTTAGACGTGTACGACTTATTAGCGTAATCTAGTGAGTTTACAGTACCGCCATATGCGCCATCTCCAAGTTGATGAAATTGCGATATGTCAAGATCAGAGGATAGTTTCCTTATTGAATTTAATAATACTTCAAAGTATCCTTGAGAGCCAGGTAATAATCCAGCATCAGGAGTAGATAAGTAATTATACTCCCTATATACATCTTGGTTAACCATAGATTCATATGAGTCTAACTCTAAACCGTTATTTAATGATTCATAGAAATAAAATGGCGTAGAATTATCACTTGCATTTCTAAGTAACCACGTTATACAATCTAATGGTCTAAGATTTGGATATATACCTCGTATGCTTCCTTTCGAATTGCCATTGTATATTCCAAGCTCAGAACTTAAATCCTTAGTAACTATATTACTAATTAGTTTTGATATCGATCCAGCAAATGATCTAGAAATGCTTTTAGTCTGGTTAACATATGAATGATAACTAACACATCTAAAAACATATGTTTCAAATCCAGGCTTAAGCCGAGCAAAACTATCAATAGACGCGATGTGTGTTTCTATGTCCCAGCTTTTATATTCGCCTGAAGGTTCAGTTCTATCAATAAGAATCTGTATTCGTTCAGATCCTGAAACTCTACCGTCTTCTAATAGGTTTATAGCATCGACTATAGTGAGTTCAACCTCAATAGAAGACTTAAAAATGCCTTCGTTGACTATAATCTCGGTGACAAGATTTGTTATATCTATGACGCCATCAGCACCAGGCGCGTTTGTATAAAGCAGAACGTGCTTTGTAGTATATCCGCCTGGACTTATCATGCGACCGTCTCTGCCCATCGCGCTGTTGAATTGTTTAGACATTAATTATGTCCTTAAATTGTTTTATAAAATCACCAATATATGCTGGATCTATTACTCGAATAGCAGACCGTTCGTCATTAGTTTCTACAATCTGTTCGTGGGTACTAACATATGAACACAAATGACGAGCAACACCATCGGGAATTATAGTATCTGGAGTAACTGGCCTTCGATTTGCATCACCTGTTTTATACCAATATGTTGGAGATATATCTTCTGGATAAACTTTAAACGCTGTTACTATATCACCACTAACAGAACCAAGAATGCTTTCGTTTTCTTGGAATGTACCATTAACATCGCTAATAGTCAATTGAGATAAGTCTGCGTTCTTTGATTTGACTTTACCTGTTGCTCCACTAAGAGTACCTGTTACTATTTCGTTTAATTGAAACCGACCAGACAGAGAGTTTCGATATTCAGTTACTAAGCCATCAGTGTCAAGTATTAGCAGAGGTCTAGTTTCAACCGTAGTGCCATTGAAATATTTAGCAATGTATTCATTAAGGGATTCTTGACTCATTGGCCATGCTGTATGACCTTCGTTTAGAAAATCATTAATAAGAAAGAATGTCCAATAGTGATCGCTTGTACCATACAGTTTCTGTGAAACTATGTCAGGTCTATCGCCATTACTTATGTTATATTTACCATAAGCAGATGGGTTATCGATAAAGTTACCTTGGTTACGAGCAGATCTAAATATATCTACTACGTTCTGATTTATACCTAAGGGTTTAAAGTTATATGAAACCTTTGGAAACATACTGAAGAAACCAGCCATTATCGTATACCCTTAATAATCGATGAAGTTTTTGAAGCAGCTGACGATACCTTAGATGCTACTCCGCTTTGAATTGAAGATACTTTACTACTCACTGCACTCTTAATTCCAGCTATACCTGATGGTCTTTGTAGTGGAGTAGCTTCTAAACTGTCAGCATCGTATAAATCACTTCTAATCGTTGCTCTAACTTCTTGAAAGTTAACTGTTAGATCTATTTCTACCGGAGATCCATCAGCATGATAGGAACTATTAGTCGCGTTATATGACGCAGTTAAGCCAGTACAGTACGATTGTATTAGTTTTGGCATAAATGGATTAACACTTTCACCGTCCATGAATCTGATTTCCCATACTGGTGGATATATAACAGTGGCAGAATCTAACTGACCATCAGGCATCATGAACTTTCTAAACGCGTTTTCGATCTTACGGGCCATTACTGCTTCTTCAGCAGATTGCGATATGAATTTGAACGTGAATCCAAATGTTCGAATACCAGATGAATTAAACGAAGTAGCTCTGAAGGGATTTGTTGCTTTATTTTGAAACTTTGTTATTTCTCCTTGCTTACCAATAGTTCCGACCATACTAGATGCAACCTGGGCAGCCGCTTGTTTCATATCAGCAGTACCATCAAGCGTTAAGCCAGCTCCTCCAAAAACGTCTAACTGAGCGCCGCCTTGAAGCCCGAAGTCAACAGTATCATAGTTAACTACATCACCGAGTGCAAAGCCAGGAGGAGTGTACATCCAGATATTTATTGGAAGCTCGGTAGATTTAGCATCAGGTATTGTTACGAACTGAACACAAGGATAGCCTGCACCTTGTTGGGATGCAGACTCTAAGCTTGCTCGAAGGTCTAATGGAAAATGATACACCGACATGAATTAATCCTTATAATATTAGTAATCTACTATTATTTATAAGGCCAGCCAGGATGGTTATTAGTTATGAGCCAAACCTGTATCATTATTAAAACCACGACGCTGTCTACGAGAAGCGCCTATTGTTGTTGTAGATTTTTGGTTAACATCGCCTTGATTGTTAACAACGGTAATTGGTGAGCTTACATCTTTCATCAATTGTGACTTATTCATCTCGTTATCGGCAGATGCGTCGGATATCTCAGAACCAGTAGTCAAGTCCTTGGCTTCAACTCCAGATGGAACTTTATCGGTAGCCATAGCTTGACTAAATGCTTCCAATGGGCTTAATCCACCAGGAGCAATGGCTCTTAGCGCCGCGGCTCCCGCGGATGCGAGTTTAGTAACAAAGGTTCCTATGCTTTCACCTATAGATTTTAATTTAGAACCCATTACATCTAGTCCAGATTTAAGGGTTTCGGGTATTCCCTTAACGAAGTCAACAACAGTATCGATAATAAACTGAAGAGCATCATTATAAGCTCCGCCGAGCTTGTCGAATAGAGCAGCAAAGCTAAAACCATCAAGTACTTTTGCAAAATTCTCAAATCCTAGTTTACCAGCTACCCAACTTATTATGTTTTTCAATAGGTCTAAGGGAAGAGCAATAAAGCCTTTAAAGAGACCAGTAATTCCACCAACAAAGCCACTTACCAATTTCTTAACAAAGCCACCTTCTTGACTAGTGAATCCAGCAATAGCACCCTTTACAGTATCTACTACAGCTAAGATTACAGCTAAAGGTGCAAATAATCTACCAAAAACTCTACCTATAGCAAAGAATGCTTTATTAATACTGCCAAAAACTTTAAAAATTCCTTTTACAGTTTTAGTTATAGGTTCAATTATCTTTCCAAGATTTCCAAATTTTGGGATTTCGACAGCACCAAACGCGCTTTTAACCGCTTTTACCGACTCTAATATTGGCGTAAATGTGCCACTGTTCATAGCTCTAACCGAATTAGCTATCTTGCCCATTGTTATGGCCATTCCAATTGCTACCTTAGATAGACCTTTAGCCGATTTAAGAGTCTTGTCGAAGCTTCTTAGTTGTCCTGTGGCTAAGTTCCTAAATGAAAGAAGACCTTTCGCTTGGGCACTAAAGATAGCAAACACTTGCTTAGATGACATTATAAATCGACCAATTGGTCCACCCTTAAATAGACCTTTAAGAGCAGAACCTAATTTCTTAATGTCATCTAAAACACTATTGGAAAGTTTGCCTAAGAACTTAATTGATTTTTCTATTCCTATGACTGGGTATTTAACTAATGGTACTTTTTTGAGAAACTTAGCATAAGACTTAGTCGCATCAGATATACCAAGTAATAATCCAGCACTTAATATCGCAGGTAATGTAATAAGGCTAGCTATTAGTCCACCAGCAAACTCAATTGGTGCAACATCTTTTTTTGCTTTTGTGTTATTTTCAATACCTGTTAGTTTATCAAGAGTTTCTTTCGCGATCTTATTAGCTTCTTGTCGATCTTCTAGTTCTGATAACGTATTACCAGTAAGTGTTTCGACTAAATCTTGTAATACTTCAGTCTGTCCGCTAGAAAGGTTTAACTGTTTGTTCTCTAATGTATTGTTTAGTTGACTTGATAATTCTGTTGTTTCGTTTAGCGCATTGGCTTGAGCCATCTGCTCAGTAAGCCTAGCTAAATTATCTGAAATTTTCTGATTTGGTTTGTTATCGTCATCCATCTATTATTACTTCCCTTTGTTGTTACTTGAACCTGTATTAACATACAGTCCAAACCAGGCTGCTCCCGCGCCTATGACGGTTGATATTAAACCAGCCTGCGGCATCGTGGGGTCTTCTAATGCTATAAACCAATTTGTAGTATTATATAGTAAAACTAGGTAGAAGCATATGAATAAACGCGGAAAGACACGCCACGAATCGAAGGCTTCTGCTAAATCGATAATTTTAGAGAATCTATTTGGTAGCTTTTCGATAGCACCAACTTCAACCTCTACTTGTACCTTCTTTGTCCAGTTTTCATCATTCACGTTTTATTATTCTCTTTTTTAATGCGTTCGTTCTCTTCTCTGATGTGTTCTTGTAACATAGCAATGTATATTTCCCTTTCCCATGGAACCATATGATCTAATTCAGTTAATGAATAACTATGATGTTGCATTAACGCAAAATTAGTCTGATAATGATTTATTAGCGAGTCATGAGAGAGGCTTATGTAAAAAAAGCTTGTAGGCCTTTTAATTCTAGTGTGTTATCAGTATCGCATGCCGAACACTTAAACTCTACTGTATGTTCTAACGATGGCATGTCTTCAAAGAAATCAGTAATCTTGGTTAGTTGACTATTGTTTAAGCTTTCAATAAATGCGCTTAGTGACTTTTCAGTTTCATCACCTGCTGGATATACATTAGATTCATCGTAAATAGATTCAATACTTAGCGCGATTAGTTTGAGTACGCCTTCAATTGATTCTAATTCTCCTTCTTTAAAAGAATTCATAACGACAGGAGATGGAAAGTTCATAGTGACACCAACATCGCTTGATAGTTCAATAACTCTACTGCCTTTATCAAACTCAGCACATTTAACATCATCAAGTAATACTTCAATTTCTGTTTTGTTTTCACATTTCGAGCAGGCTGCCATTAGTTCTATACGTTCGCCTACCGATTTAGATCGAAGAGCTAAGAACAACGCCTCAATATCAAACATTGCTAAACTATCAACGTCAATATCCTGGTCTATACATTCACCTATAACGTTCTGTATTGCTGTAAGTATTTGCTTTTGATCTTGAGACTCTAAAGCAATCATTAGGATCTTTTCTTCTTTTACTAAATAAGGTCTATAGTCCACTGTTTCTCCAGTAGAAGGTATAGTTACCTTATATTTGGAACTTGTCATTGTTGGCAAAGCCATAATATGCTACTCCTAAAAGTTTAAAATAAGTTCGTGATGCCTCTAACTGCTTCACGAATAGCAGATCCTGTGCTACTTAGCGGTCCTTCTGGTACATAATTATCAAAGCTCAATGTTACACTAAGCTTTTGAGGTGTATTTTCTGAGTTATTATCAAGAACTACACTACTAACTGTTGTTGGAAACGCGTTCTCTAATCTAACGCCATAAATCGGTACGTTATTACTATCTAGCTGTTGTATTACTACATCAACTGAGAAATCTTTTTTGTACCCTACTCTATATATATCCATGTCTACGATGCTAGCCAGCCAGTCATCCATCATAGTTTTAATGTAATAATCATTAGTTAACAAAAAGCTTAGAGTAACATCTTCATTAATCAGAGAATAAGGAACCTTTACGGTGTTCTTATTTGATGTATAATCCATTGAAGTTATCTGTCTACCTGGTAACGTCGCCGATTCACATAGCATGCTTATATCCCGTGGGTCATTGATAAGTGATTTTACTGACGTTTTACCACGTAGAGCTCCAACCAAGGTTGACGCATTTATGTTTAATAGCGACTGACCAGGTGGAGTAAAAATAATCTGAAATCTGTTTTGTTGCGCTAGTCCACCGCGTTTACTTAGCGTTGCTTTAAAATTATCAATTGTTGACATCTATTATTTACCTGTATACTTTTTTCTTGAATATCGCCATACTGACTGAGCTTTAGCACCTTCAAACTGTTCAGTTGGTAAGAATATAGCAATATCCCATTCAGTCATAGGAACTCTAACTATATTCGATTTTATATGACTTGTCAAATAGTGCTTAAAACATGGTTGGAACTCTTTATATTTTTGTACGCCTTTAAGTAACTCGTACGAGATTTTGAGCCTAGAAGTATCGGTTATGCGCTTAGGTGCAGTATCCATCAGCTCATCTAAGAATCGAGCACGAACACCTGGCGCTAAATAGTGAAGATTGAGACCGTAGAAGCCGCCCTTAGCTGGCTCAATAAAGATAGTTAATGGAAACCTATCATAATGAGGCAATGTATCCTTATGCTTTGGATCATACACATAGTGATACATTTGACCAGATATAGGTGTACTTGCCTTAGAAAGTCCGTCATCCTTTAGTATCTTACTAGGAGTAACAGAACCTAAGTTTTTAATCTGCTTCTTAAACCAAGTCTGAGCCTGCTTTGTATTCTTTTGAATACCAGCCTTACCGGCTCCCTTGTTTAGCTTTGTGAATAATGAACTCATAATACTATTTATACCTTACGTCAGCGCTGATTAGATTATCTTCATACCCATTGATTTAAGTGTATCTTCAGTCCAAATCTCGAACTTCCAGCCACGATCCTTAGCATATTCATTGGCTGCCTTCCATTTACACGTATTGGTTACATATGTAGTAACTTCAGTTATGTACTTCTTGGTCTTACGACGCGTCTTAGGTGGTCGCGTCTGATTCTTAGGCTTAATCTCAACTAGATACACTTTGCCATTCATTTTGATCTGTAGATCAATAAAGTAACGATGCCGCTTGCCATCAATCTCGCTGTAATATGGTACAACAACTTCCTCGCTGTTCCAAGCCTCGACTGAACTCTGAGAGTCACACCATTTGAATGCTACCTTCTCCCATGATGATCGATATACTACATTCTTATAGTCTCCGATATACTTACTGGTATTCTTTACCTTATATCTACCACTATATGTCTTGCCCCATGCCATCTGTGCATCTCCAACTTATCTTATTAGTATTATTTATAAAGCTGTCAGGCAAAGAAAAGCCCTCCGAAGAGGGCTTATAAGCTTATTGTTATATTATATTTATTCTTATAGTATTATTTATAAGAATTAATCATCCTTCTGTGCTAATTTAGCAAAATAAGACAAAGTATCTTCCTCATCGTCTGCAGCTGATGGTGCTGGAGAAGCGTCCGCTTCAGGCTCAGCTAGAGCAGATGGAGCTGTCGCAGCAATCGTTGGAGCAGCAGTATTTTCAGGAAGAGTAGAAGGAGCGGCAGCATCATGACCAGCTTGAACACCTAATACTTTGTTTAGTTTTGCTTTTAGATCAGCGTATGACTTATAGTTCTTAGGATCAATAAAGTCTTGCAAAGAATAAAGCTTATTATAGATTTCTTCTAAACGTTCATCATCACCATCGAATAGACCTTCAGGTTTAGAGAACTCAGACTTGTCATATGATACCCAACCGTCGACTTTACGAATCTTAATCTTAAAGTCAGCACCTTCCCAGAAATCGTAAGGGTTTACTGGTTCTTCGTCTTGAAACTCAGGTTGCATTACATCCATAACCTTATCAAAGATCTTTTTACCGAATTTGTAAAGCATTACTTTGCCTTCATTTTCAGGATTAGATGGATCAGATACTACTAAGATATTAGATACATAATGCAAACGGCGTTTACGATCACGAGCAGTTTGTTTATCTTCTTCTCGACCAGTATTCCATAGAACAGAATTAGCTTCTGTTACTGGATCATCTTGACCAATTGAAGTTAGAGAGTTTTCGATATACCATTGACCAGTTGGTCCTTTAAAACCATGATCAAAGTATTTTACCCAAGGAAGATCTTCACCTTCTTTGGCTGGTAGGAAACGGATTACTGCATAACCATTACCTGCTTTATCACGTGTTGGCTTCCAGAAGCGGTCATCACCATATGATTTTTTGCCAGAACTACCTTCAGTAGACGCGACAGCGTTTACCAAATCATCGATAGCTTTTTTACGATTGTTTTTGAGATTTGAAAATGACATATTTTTACCTTTGTATTAACATTGTATTAGACTGAATTATCCACTATGTACTCATAACATAAAACGTATATTATATAACAAAACCATCACTTTGTAAACTGTTTTAACACTGTTTCTCGTATTTTATTTATATCTGTTTTAACGAATGGAGAATACTTGTGTATCTTACGAGACAGCTCTGGCCATGCTATAGTTTCTGTTATGTCTTTATCAGCTTTCCTCATAAAGTTAGTTAGCTGATTGAGTAACACAACAGACTCGAGACATATGCTACCTTGCATATATTCCCTAACAATTGCTGGATGTTGTCCATCCTGTGAAACCAGTAGCTCGTCAAATGAATCATATGTACAACTTAATGTAGACATGTCGTTCTTAAAGACATATGATATAGAGTCATGACGCTTGACCAAACCATTATAATACTTCTCAGCATTATCGTCGAGCATGTCTCCAACATAACTTACGTCATGTATAAAGTTTGATACCATAAACCTGCAAAGGTCTTGGCCATGCCGACGATGCAACTTATCGAAGAAGTACTTATCGCGACGTTTAAAGAAAGACTTAGAATTGACTCGAGTCTTAAAGTTAAACTTGATAGCGCAGTATTTATCGGTTTCGAAATGCAACTTAAGCGCATTATACATCGTGAAACAGTTAAACGCAGCTTCGCCAGCCATTACTTAAGGCAAGTCTCGTAGAGTGACTGTAGATCATCTGCATCTGTAGTTACTTCAACAAGATTCTGCTTATGGTACGTATTAGCCAACCGCTTTAAATGCTTCTTATCGATTCCTACGTTATCGCTTAAGTCTTCAATAGCTTCTTTAATGAAGTCCTTTTCGGCATCAATACGAAGCATAGAGTTTGAGATTTCTGTCATTGCTGTTTTGATCTTTTGACGATCAGTTTCAGCTGATGGGATAATAATACTCATATGTTGTTTCCTTTAGATTGGTAGTGTATTTCCACCAGTGTCATCCGTATTAATTAAACGGAGGGCACCAGCTTCGGCTTCAAGTTTAGCTGTAAGAGATTTACTCATAAGCTTTTTAATGTTGTCATAATCCATACCACGCTCTTCAATGATATGGGTTATAGCTTCAAGATACTTCATCCTCTTTTCAAGGACTAATTCTTCGACTAGAATACTAAATCGCTTCTTAGTCATAATCTTATGTTCTAGCACATTAGGTGGAGGTGTCATTATTGATCCATAACCCTTAATAAGATACAATCCTTATTGATTCTGTTATTAGGAACCTCAATCTTAGTAGTCAACTGATTAAACAGATTGTCTATTTGACGAGGGGTTTTCTTAAGAACCTCTGGTAAGAAGTCTTGAGGCTTTCGCAGTTTAGTAGCTCTGCTTAGTTTCTCATCGACATTCTTAAGCGTTGATCCAGATACTTCGAAACCTTTAGCATTATCAGACACATATTCGAATATCTTACGTTGTTTGACATTATAGACATACAAACGCATTGCAGTTGGAATCTGTATAGGATTAATAGAAGCTAGCTTTGAATCAGCGTCACTTGGTAAGTATTTAAGTTTAGCTACTTGTTTATCAGATGCTTTAGCTTTAGAAGCTCGTGGCTTACGAACTGCCTTACTTGCGAGTTGTGCTTTTTCAACATCAGCTAAGATTTCGTCAAGTTGTGATACTGCCTTCTTGAGATTACTTCGCTTTATATGACTATATGCATCTACAATATCTTCGTCTTTCTTATCGTAGGCATCTTGCATTTCAACTCGCAGGGTTAATACTCGATCAGCAAACATTTTAACGCCAGCACCCTTAATATCATTATTCTTTAATGACTTAAATGCATCGAACTGCGTGCTAAAATTATTAGCGTGCCAGCCTTCAACAACCATCTCATCAAACTCACTATATACTGTTTCCATCATCTTAACAAACATTCTATATTGAGGAGATACTGTTTTCTTTTCTGGCTGGCCATCATCTTCAGTAATTTCTTCTACTACAAGCTTACCTTGTTCGACTAAAGCCTGAATTCCAGTTGATATACGAGTTAATTCAGCATCACGATAAACAAAACCAGTAAACGATACAGCTACTAATTTTGATATAGGAAGACATGCATTATCTGGTACCTTCTTAAGACTCTTAAGATCGTCTTTGGAAAGCTTTAATACATCCTTAGCGTATGACTGTACATATTTTGCAAAGTCTTTTGGCTTATTAGCATAGTTAAACCAATTTGCTCCTGATGCCCACGCGTTCCAATAACCAGCGTCATCAGCTGGAGTAGTGGAAGCATCGAAGACTGGCATCTTGCCTAAATATATACCATCAATAGAGCCGCGATTGGATCTACCTTTAGCTCGTTTCTTATCTAATTCTACCGACATTGGTATTCCTCATTTGATTTAATATGGTAATTATAACATAACGGTAAGCAAAAGTAAACTGTTAATTTAAACAATTCATTTAGCTCCTACCGATATGTTGAATGTCGTCATTTGGAACCACTTGGTAACAGCCTTTATTATATGCAATCGATACAGTATAGTTCTTACTGACCTCTTGCTTATATGATTCATCAACTGTAGTCTGTATTGGTGAGCCGAGCGGTGCTGACTTATACTCAGGTTGTCCATCGTAGAGTGGGTTATCTTGCTTAGGTTTAAGTTCAACAAAGGGTGGCTTATATGGTTTACATTTATTCAGAGCTTTGCTTTTACGTTTACGACCAGTATGATCATACCTAAGAGAACCGACAGTAGAACCTTTCATCATTTACTCGCTAATATGTATAGACCAATGTTGGCAAATGAATAACCAAAATATGTTAGTAGCATGGGTAGGTTGCCAAACTTATACCATTGCTCTAACCCAATATACAGGTAAATGACACCAGTAAATGCTATTAACCATGCGCTCATCTGAAATCCTCGCTGCCGGTATCGGTAGCCTTATAGTTGTCATAGATATCAGTGCTCTCACGAACATAACGATCTACGTCTTTATAGAACATATTTTCTTCTGAAAATGCATCAATGTCTTTTGCGGTCTGAGTCGCTTCGCAGTTTTGAGCAATCTTCATTAGACGACGAGTTTCTTTTAGAGCAGCTTTGACTTGACGCTGTTCTTCTCGCATAATGCGCTTATGTGTCTTTTTAATCAACTTCAATCGAGCTTGTTTTGCTGCTTTAGTCATAATAGTCATTATTTGTCATCCTCATCGAATTCATTGATTTTTGAATTAATTAAAAATAAGCCAGATAGAGCTACGAGGAGTCCAGCTAACATAGTAATATTTGACTCATTCTCTATTAGAGGAAACGAGCTGATTAACATTGCAGTACCAAGAATTACTCTAATCATTATTCACCTCAATAGTAACTTTATAAGTCGTACCATTACGATCCATTACTTGAATAGTTCTTTTTGACGAGAGATACTGACCTTCGCTATTTAGATCTAAACGAGGGTTAGTTGAATCTTCGATATGAGTAGACATCTTAGTTGAATCTTCAATAAGAGTCTTTGATATGACTGCTGCTATGTAATCACAATATTCTAAATTTACCATAATATGTTCTCTAATCAATTTATTAATTTATAAGTGTATTATACACTACTGGTCGAGAAAGTAAACGTTTATTTTCACAAATGTGAATTATTTACATTCCGACCAGATATTGATTAGAAGTTGAAGCCTACGCCTACTCCAGCATTTTCTGCAGTATCAAAGGTAATCGTTACAGTTGCTGATTCATATCGTGCACCTAGCGCCACCGCAGCCTCGCCGTTGTAGTAACCAACAGCTCCTCTGAATCCATTAGTACCTCGAATCGCATTGGATGCTGCTATTGAAGCGGCAGTACCAGCATTGAAGAGTTTTTCTTGTTTGTTAACTAATGATTCGAAGTCTGATTCGACTTGAGCAATAGTAGAATCAAACATAGATTGCTGAGCATCGACTTGAGCCTGGAAGTCAGACGACAGTTGATCAATTCGAAGATCGAGTCGATCGATGTTTAGGAAGGTTATGTATTGAAGTTGGCTTCGAGTTTGACCTATCACATTGAATAACATTAACACATTGTTACCATCATCAATATTAAGCTTGTCGTGCAAGTCTTGTAGGTCTTGGTCCCATGGATCAGCAGCCAATACTGACGAAGATAGTGTTAGAATAGATAGTGCTAATATTGTCTTTTTCATAATATAGTCTCTAATTGATTTTATATACTAATTATATACCATCTGACGAGAAAGTAAACTAATTTCTTAGATTATTTTAGTAACTATTTCACATTTCTTATAACTTTTCGTTCTTATCGAATCCTCTAAAGGTTTTGAACCGAGGGAATCGAAGAGAGTAATGATCAGAGTTCTCACCAATAGTAATCGCATCAGCTCTTATCTCGACGACCTGACCCATTGCCTTACCCTTATCATCCCATATTGATCGTCTCATGCTATCAGTTAAACCTGATCCAACACTAACGCTGATGAACTTACCATCATCTGAACCCTGACATTGTATCGCTCCAAGATTACCCTTGTATTTACCAGTGCCTTCTTCTAGATCAATAATATGTAATGATACCTCAATAAAGGGTTTAGCTTTCAACCAGTTGTACGACCGTTTACACTCATACAGTCCACCGATAGGTTTAATCATTAGTCCTTCATAACCCTTTTCTAAGGCCACCCGATTCATTTCAGTGTACTCAGCTTGACCTTCTTCGGTATCTAAGTTGATAATACACCAATCAACTGGTACTAAACAGCTAGTTTTTGTGAAGTCATCTAATTGTTTCTTTCGCTGTACTTGGTCTAGTTTAGATTTTCCAGATTTAAACTCTTCTAATGTGATCATATCAAATATTGCCAGATATGCATCGTCAGTCTGAACGTCTTTCTTTCGATTAAGCTGCTTCATTAGAGCCTGAAAGTCACCACTCATTACTTCACCATCAATAACAACTGCTTCATCAGAAGAACCAACATAGTCTTCTATTGCTCTGTTTATATGAGGGAAGTTACTAAGTACCTTACCATTACGAGAATGTAAAACACATTTGCCATCTTGATGAATAGCAATTACGCGAACACCGTCATACTTATATTCTATGACGCATTCTCCAACCATCTTCTTCTCATGTTTAGCTCCATCGTTAGCAAGCATGCACGTAAAGGTAGGAACTCTAAACTTAATTTTAGATCTCTTAGCTACATTATTAACTGTCTTTTCACTAACACCACATCGAAGATCCTTTAATAGAATACGACGATACCAGTTGTTCCATTGATCAGATGTTGCTTGACATATAAGACTATCAATAGTATCAATTGCATTGTTTCCAGTTAAGGAGCGATCGATTAACGAATGAGCAACCTCTAGGAAGACATTCCACGAAAGGCCACTGCCGTCACTATCTGAGGCTTTAACACTCTTATCACTTACCCCGAATGTAACTAATGGATCTAAAGCTAAACACATTGCTTCCTGAAAGATCTCATCCTCGATATATTTAGCTAGTACCTCTTCTTTAAACAAACGGCTATTATTAGATTCTAACTCAACTACAACTGAAGCGTAATCCAAACTCATTTCTTATCCTTGTTTTTAGTCTTATCATTATCTTCAGTCTTCTTTTTCTTACCGAATATAGCATCAAAGTTGTCATTATACGATTGTTTATCAGTGGGCCTAACACTAGACCCCTTTCCACCATGCCATTGCTTAGTCATATTATGCCTTTTTAGAAGATTTGCGGGCGTTACCATGTTTGGCATTTGCATATTTTGCCATTTTGCTACCATAACCTTTTAATGCTTTTTCCATTCGAGGGCGATCTAGATTTGGTTGAGCTTCGATTACCTTTCTTACTGCTCTTAGCTCAGCTTGTCGTGAAGGAGTTTGAGAGAATTTAAGCTTTTCTACTACGATCTCATATAGAGATACTAGTTCTATTGGACCAAGACCCTTTATAAGATCTTTAGCTTCAGAGTTATAATCTCTATTTGGATTTACTTCGTCTTTTTTAAACTTTGACATATAGGTGTTGCTCCACTCGATTAAATAATAAGATAATTATAACACATAAATATCACTTTGTAAACTGTAAATATTAACCAAATTCGCGTAGTACCCAGTCTTCGGCCATATCTGTAACTTGTTGGATTGTCTTCTCGTTAGAGTCATATAGCACATCAGCAGAGAAAACCCAACCTTTACCGTGAGCTGAACCTCTCCACTTACGATAACCTATATTATTTTTGTTTGTTTTAAATACTTCAGCCTTGCGAGTTCCATCATCTGAATATAGTGTTTTGATTTTAGCGTTTGCAAGATACATCATATAATATTTCCTATTTAGTTACCAGAAGTTAGATCCATATTGAATGGATAACATTTCATAAATAATTCATCTTCTCTACCGTATGCTTCAATTTCCCAAGGTTGTTTACTATATGGAACATTATCATATAGTTCACCATACCAGCGTATTCCTTGCTCGTCTAATTCACCCTTTAAGAATTGTTTAATGTGAACCATCTCATGGACGATAGTTCTCATCTGCATTAAGAAGCCAACCTTCTTACCTTTATGAGTCTTAGCTATCTCAAGTTCACCTTCTTCTTGATCAGCTATAGCCCATCCATATGATTCATCACCTTCTTCACCGCATTCAGTGACAAACCGAATCTCGAGGTTTGCTTCATGATCGGCAATACCTAGTTCTTTACATAGTCGAGTCAATAATGTCTCAACTACTTTGCGGTTCTTACATCTGCCTGTTATTTCATATATCAACTTGATAACCTCATTTAATAGGATAATTATATCATACTATCCCGAGAAAGTAAACTGTTAATATTTACACTTTCTCTAATCTAGACATCAAGCGGTCTGCGCGATTCGTTACTTGTTTATACCATCGTGAATCTCTTCCTTCGACCGCCGCCAACTTCCAGTTAGCTGATTCTGCAGCCCTAATCATTTTCTTAAACTTAGAGAGTTTACCTCTACCAAGATTAAATGCCATATTGGCAAATACTTGCTTAGCCTCTTGCGGATAGCTATCCCAACCAGAGAACAACACTTTACAGTCTTCAATAGATACCTTAACGTCTAATATGAATGCTTCATTAACTCTTTCTGGTTCAACAACTGTCCCAACTGGCATGCCTTCTTCGAACTCAAACTTTTGAATAAGATGACCAATTCCAAACGTAGGATAACCTAAATGGTCTAGGTAGATTTCGTACTTTACGCCTTCGTCTATCTCAAGCTGCGTTCTTAATAGTACCAAATCAATCTCAGTATTCTTATCTCCTGAGCCAAACATGCTGCATGCTTGTCGAATTCTACGCGACATTCTCATCTATTTGTCCTCTACTACTATATTGGCTAGCATTAGTTCAAACTCTTCAATTTTGCCAACTCGATCAGGCCAATGAATGTAATCCTTTTCAGGATTTTTCTTTAGATTACTTAGTAGAGGTAATATAGCATTATATAGCTTGTTTAATTTCTCTTCAGCATCTTCTGCTGTATGATTTAGATCAGTTAAATCGGACTGTGCTCTTTGAACCACTTCAAGCTCGTCTTCATCGACTGCAGTAAAACCAAAATCAAATATATCCGACATTTACTTCTCCATTGGAGGATTCTTTTTAGATTCCTTCTTTCTATCTTTATGCTTAATTGTTCTAGCATGTGTTGGTGTAGACTTTCTTGGCTTAAAATCTTTAGTCTTCATATTATATATAACTCTTCTCTAATCAATTTATATAGGTATTATACACTACTGGTCGAGATTGTAAACGTTTACTTATGTTAATATTAACAAAATTTAGGCAAAAGAAAGGGCGACCGAAGCCACCCTAACTGTTGTACTATATAGACTTATTATGGAGTATCTGTTACTAAGTCAGCAGAGCTAAAGTTAACACCAACAAGGTCGGCAGAACCGGCTATATCAGCTATAGTCGTTACACTAGTCTCTATCTCGTAGTAGTGAACAGGAGCCGAAGCTAATTGACTTAAGTCCTGCGTAGCACCACTATTATAGATAGTCGCTAGGTTAGCACTCTCGTCTGTATCCCATATCGCAATTTGATTCACGCGACCATCAAACGATTGGGGTGATGAGGTACTATACTTACCTATTTTAAACTGTTCTGCCTTTATATCTCCGTCATAACCATTACCTGTCTGTTGTACCTGAGATATAGCGTTAGCACCATTTACGCTCATAGTGAATCTAGTGATATAAGAGGCAATATCAGCAGAGTTAACTCCTGTAGTTCCACCGTCATAAGTAACTAATATGTGATTCCATTGGTTTAAAGGTAGTGTACCTACACCAAAGAAAGCAATCAAATTATTCGTTTGGCCGAATACGAAACTTATATTGCCACCGCCAAATTGATTGATTGCTATCTGACCATCAGTTGCTACATCAGTACCGCCGTAGTAAAACAATGTCTCAGTATTTGTACTTGACGAAGGCTTCATCCACATTGATATAGTCCATGCATCAGAAGCACCAGAACCGTTAGCAGCTCTCCGAAGTACTGTTACATCAGAAGGATTACCCTGTAGTACTGTTCCTGAAGCAGCAGTAAAGTTAAGAGAGTTAGAGTTAGTATAAACAATTTCGGCAACTGTTACAGTAATAGTAAACTCAACAGTACCACCGATAGCATTACCAGCTTTGCAGTTAACTACAATAGTATCTGCAGATGTTCCAAGAAAGGCTGGAGCAGTACCACTTAATACACCAGTATTTTGATTTAATATCATCCAACTCGGAGCATCTAATTCAACATACTGATTAACTATATTATCGCTAGATACGATTTGAAAGTTTAATGCATCACCTTCTGTAACTGTTACAGTTTGATCAGCAATAGTTGGTACGAAATTAAGATCTGGTTGACTACCTTGACCTATAGTTTGTTTTGAAATTACTGGAATAGAGTAATATGCTCTATTACCTTTAACGCCAAAGTATAAGCTAACACTAGAGCCAGGAGCCGGAGACTGTTTAGCGGTAGCTATTTTATGACCTTTATCTTCGTCATATAAAGTCAAATCACCATTATCAGTAAATCTTAAACTAAACATACCTTGTATAGTTCCTGCACCACCACCATCTCTATATTGATTTAAACTTGCAGAATAGAAATAACCACCAGATGGAGAAGTTGCATTCGTATTAGCATTCCAATCTGAAACTCCAGAAGAAGTATCAAACACGATAGCTTCATTGGTTTGGTATATGAATATATTATCTAATTGCTCTTCAGCAGTGCTAACTCCACTTGATGCACCAGTATAATTCGTACCAAAGAAATCTCCTTGACCAACCTCATCAAGCATAAACATGATCTTTTCGCCTGCGACAATAGATATGTTTGATTTGATTATAGTATGATCTTCAATTCCATTTACGATTCCAGCTTCAGAGTTATCAAAATCATGAACGATGGTCCAATCTTTTGTCGATATGATTCCGTTAGGTAATACACCATTTGACCAAGTATGCATTTGGACATTGAAAGATGTAACAGCTAAAGCTATAGTAGTCTTAGCTATTTCTACTTCAGGACTAACAGATATATCTACTAAAGTTAAGAACCCTAATTCATCAAATCTTAGCGCTAAAGCATCACCAGTACCTACTACATATTTAGTTCCATTGGTTGTATTAGTCAAAGTAGTATTTGAGCCAGCTATAAAACCACCAGCGTAGGTAAAAGCTGTATTCCAATTAGATTGCGTTACCGACCCACCATTATAGGCAGTTGCTACTTCAGGTCCATCCCATATACCAAGTATTAGATTAGCACCTCCATTACTCTGAAAGTTCCACTTAAATTCATCTCCTTGAGTAAGTGCTTGACCAAAGTAAAATGGTAATTGCTGATTTACTGTAGAGTCATTAGTAGATACTGCTACTTCTGTATTAGCATTAGTTCCATATGAAATAAACCATTTGTCATTTGTAGCACTTAAAGAAGATCCACTAACCATATTAGAAGCGTCGATAGTAATCTCTGAAGCATCTGACATAACTAATATCAAATCGGTTCCAACTACTGAACCACTAACTACGTTAGTGCTAGAACCTGTAGCTAAAGTCGTAGCATCAATAGTGATTATAGAACCGTTATTTAATGATAATTGAATATCGGTTCCAACTACTGTTCCACCGGTTATAATTGTATCGTTATCTATTGCCAAGCCACCAACGCCAACAGTGATAACGCTTGCATCACTCATCGTTAATTCAAGGTCAATACCATTAGCATTCAATGTACCACTTACAACGTATAAGTTTGTATCTACTGCTAATGAAGTAACATCAATCGTAACCGTACTAGAATCACTAGCTGTTAATGTAAGAGTGTTACCAACTAAAGAACCGAAACTAATAGTAGTATTTTCGTCTACTGCTAAACTTGAAGCATCAACTGTGACGGTAGTAGCATCGTCCATAGTCAATACTAGATCAGAACCACTCAGTACTCCGCTTGCTACAAAGTTATTCGTATCAACACCTAGTGTAGTTACATCTGTTGTATAAGATGTACCATCATTCAATGTTATAGTTAAGTCGTTACCGCTTAAAACAAAATCAGTTACTGGATTGCCTTGTGATGCGAACGTTAACGCGTTGCTGAATAAATCGTTTAGTTGAGTTACTGCTAGGTTCAATACAGAGTTAACCAATGTTCCATTAATACTAACACCACTAACTGGAAGACTTTCAACCATGATCTTTTGACCATCTTTAGCCTTAATCTGTATGTTTGTACCATTAGCCACAGCCTGTAGGGTGTTAACGGGGTGAGGTATTAATAGTGAGTCAGCGCCCAAAGATAAGTCTCTAAGTAGGATTGTAGCTCCTGTAGGGTCTAAACCGAAGTCCATTGCTGCATATTTCAAGTAAGGACTGATTAGCTCAATATCCTTATCTTCAAAGAGTCTGTTATGTACTGTAGCCTGATAACGTAAGAGGCCAGTGTTAGGATCAACAGTATCACCTTGACGTACTTGGAAAACACCTAAATCTGCATCATCAGATATACGTACCTTTACGATCTCAGCGAATAATGTAGTACCTGCTCTAACGTCAACAGGGTGATCAAAGAACCATTCAATTACATCGTTTGGATATATATGGGCGGCAGCTGATGATCGAGCCGAAGCTCTAGGAAGAACTTGCATATACACCTGTCTACCGCTAATAGTAATACGATATTCAAGTCTAATTGAAGAATCTACTTCTTCAGCTGCTGTTGTAGTAATACCAAGACCTGTGATGTTAATACCAAAGTAGTTATCACCACTGTATCCTGTTGATGTAAGAGGATCAGGACTTCCACCTAAAGGCAGAGAAAACATATCAGTATAAACCCTACCGCTAGGTGGAATAAATCCAGACCCGTCTCGGTTAGCAGTAATACTTTGATCTTTTAGTCCACCCCACATAGGAAAGAAGTTAATGTCGCTAGTCAAGTTGGTAAAGAATATATTCTCTGAACCTGAAGACATCTTATGTTGTTGGCCAAGGAAGAGCGAGTTTAGAGTTGTTTCAATTGCTCTATCAGTAATAAGCTTTCGTGATGCTGGGTCGTATCTAAGGTGGTCAAGGGCCAGTTCTTGTTCTGTTGTTACTTCATTAACAAGCTTGGCGCCTTCAGCATTGATGTAGTCTACAACCTGCTGAGTTGTGTATGATAAGTCATCAACTAAAAACGTACCATCCTTATCAGTTATACGACGCTCATTACATCGTGATAAAAGTATACGATCATCGCCATTCTCATCTTGTCTATCGGTTCGACGAACAATGATTCTATTTAATTGGGTTGGATGCAATTCTGCCGTTACTGTTCCTAAGAACTTTGGCTTTATGCGGGAGTTATCGAAAAAGACACAACCTCTTGTTGTATCTGCATAAAGTTTTATAAAATTTGCTACTGACATTTATATATTTCCTGTTATAAAGATACAAAAAAGGTTAATGATAATGCTTCGAATTCTAGATCTTCAGTTGACTTTGCTTCAATGGTAAAAGAACCAGCGGTGTCCCAGCTTGTTCCATCTAAAGTATCACCTACGAAAAACGATATTAGTTCCTCATTAGGATATACAACAGCTGCACCTTGAGACATTTCTAAAGCGTTAGTTGTTGTGACAAAGGTACCTGCACCTAAACCAGTATCTGGAATCGTAGCAACACCGTTAGCGTTACCATCAAATCTCAATCTAAGAGATAATGATGATTCATCAACGTCAGGTGTAGCGAGATGAAGAATACGAACAGAAACATAAGATCCTGCGTTTAACCCTGCGCAGCTAAATCGACCTTCACCTACGTCATAAACGCCGTTTCCATCACCATATGTTGTCCCATCT